ATGTCTTACTTATTTGGTATAATCTGGGGGTTTTTAACTTTGGCAACATATTCTCATCTAGAAACAAAAAGGAAATTTTCTTTTTACTTCTTGAACATTATTCTATTACCCCATACTTTGTTAATAGTTTTATCCCAATTGATTATTTCTGGTAAGTTTAATCTTAGTCAATATTATTTAGCTGGCATTTTTACTATAGTAGGATTTTTGTTATTGTTAAAATTAGATATAATTAGATATTCTAAATCTTGTTAAAGACTACCTAAAGAGAGGTAGTCTTTTGTTTAATTTTCGCTTCTATAAACGCTCCAATCATCTAATAATCCGTAAGAATCAAAAGTCAAAGTATAACTTTCATATCCCTTACCTCCATTGTGGGTATAACCCCAAACTGTATAATTTCCACTAGAATATGTAGAAGTTGGGGTTCCCCATGTTTCTTGAACCATCGACTTTGGCATTCCTACGAACAACTCAGAAGGATCATATTTCCAGCCATTATCTAAATCATCACTGCATCCAATAAAAGTAAACATAGATATTATCAGCAAGCAGATAATTATTAACTTATTCATTTAGTGATCGCTCCTTAATTTTAGTTTTAAAGTTAAATATTTCTTTAATATCTATAAATAAAAACCTAGCATTAAGCTAAGTTTAACTGTTGTAAAAAGTTAAAGACTTCGTTACATTTCTTAAAGAAATCCTTATCTAGACCGTACGGTCTTCTTATGGTTTACCTACACTGACCAATTAGAATTAGAATTAGAAGTAGAAAGAGAATAAGAATAAGAATAAGAATATAAAAGACATAGTTCGGACTCTGTCACGAACTTCCTCTTAGCATTACCTATTATAGTTAAATATTTCCCAAACTAATAAAAAATAAAAAGGGTAATTAACCCTTTGTAATTATTTCTTTTTCCAATTTCTCATAACTTCACTGCCGAGCTCCAACCAATCTTGAACGTTATCTTTTTTTAAAATTTGATTATTTTCATTAACTTGTAGGGCGATAGCTTCATTTTGAGCTTCAATATTGGCGGTCTTTCTTTTTAATTCTTTAATATCATTTGCCATATTATCAAGTCTGCTATCCATACCATCAAGCCTATTACCCATTCCATCAAGTCTATCGTCTATACCGCCAAGTCTATTATTAATTTTACCAACTTCGCTAACCAGCAACTCCAACATTTCTTTTTCAGTCATATGTATTCCCTCACTTTACAATTTAGTTTTTACTTCAACCGCCTTGCCAATTATTTTAACTTCATTGGCAGAGTAGATCATAGGGTCATATTTATCATTGTCAGCATGCAATATAATAAATTCCCCTTTTTTGTGTACTCGTTTAAGAGTAGCTTCATCTCCATTAACCATCACTACAGCAATTTCTTTATTTTCAACATCCTCTTGCTTGCGTATGAGGACTAGACTGCCTTCTCTAATGTTAGAGTTAATCATACTATCACCAGTTGCTTTAAGATAGAAATATGTTCCTCCGTTGATGTCTTGCTTTCTCACATATTCATAACCGATTATATTTTGTTCAGCTAAAACGGGAGTACCACATTGGATTGTCCCAATAACAGGTATTAGTTTCATATCTTTATCAAAGTCTACTGGGATTGCACCAGGAGGCAATTGACTTCTTTGGTCTGTACGGCCTAAAAGATAGTCAACCGATACATCAAAGAAGTCGGCTAATTGATTTAGGGTTTCTTTGTCGGGGAATCTAGTGCCTTGCTCGTATCCTCCAACTGTAGCCCGTCCTAAATTTAATTTATCTGCTAAATCTTTTTGGTATAATTCTTTTTCTTTTCTTAATTGTTTTAATCTATCGGGAAAATCTACCATAGTCTTCACCCTTTCTTTAATTAAATAATACCACATATTGAAGAACAATTAAACATATTACGCGTATTGAAGAATTATTTTGGATTTCAGCTTGACATTCTACGAAATGAAGTATATAATTTAATTACATTCTTCAAATTGAAGTTTAAAGGAGGTGTTCCAATTGAAAGAAGATAAAAAAAGGGAAATTTTAATAAAGCTGAGAAAAAAACATGATTTAACTCAAAAAGAAATCGCTGCAATGTTAGGTATTTCTCATCAATTTTATTCTTCTATTGAGAGAAAAGAAAGGAATCCTACCTTAAAACTTGCTAAAGAGATAGCTGATTTATTCAATACAACAATAGAAAATATTTTTTTTAACCATTCAAGACGCGTTTTGAAGAATAGGACAACCCAAAAAGCCAGTTAGATTATGAGAGGGGAGTGATGATTATGAGAGGAGTTGAGAGTTGTGGCAGACCTGTTTGATAGAGATAGATATAATTTGTTTGCTAATTCTATTCCTAAATCATTGATACTCGAGTTACAAAAGTATGACATAACTATTGGAGAAGCCAATATTGCATTAGATCATGCTAAAAAGATGATTAATTCTAAAAGATCAAATCCTAAAATTAGTACTTTAGATTTTAGCAATACTTTTAAAAGAGACTAGGTTGCTGTAACAACCCAGCCTTAAAAATTATTATTTTTTCTCGTAGTTATTTTTTAGGTGTTTAATTAATTTTTCGTGATAGAGCTTTAAAGAAGCAGTTATAGCATCTTCGAGCGAATAAATGATTTGCATATGGTCGAGGTCGTTTAGTTCATTGCTATGACCAACCCCATCAGGTACAGTTTCGCTTACAGATTTTTTAATTGTTCCCCTAATATTTTCTTCAATTTTATCAAAATTAAAATTCACAGGTTACACCTCCTTTTACAAAATTATTCGATATATAGGAGGAAAGACCTGCAACCAAAAAAGCCAGCTAGGAGGTGTAGATTATGAAAACAAAAGTTGTTTCAAAGTCAGAAGCAGTTAAGGAATTAGAAGAGAAGACTCAAGAAATAAGAGAAACTCTAATCAAGCTTGAGCGATTAACAAAAGAACTTAGAGAAATAGAAGTTGAAGTTACTCTGCCTTAGTTGGGGCTAAGACAGTTAGGAGGTAATAGTGGTGGGAATGTTAAGCGTTAGAGGGTTGTCTATGAAAGAGCAAGGCGAAAAAATTAAGAAAGCAAGAGAAGTTAAGGGTCGCATTATAGAGAAATTGAAAGAAACAGACTTTACTGTTAGGGACTGCATAGTTATTTTAGATGAGGCTAAAGCAACTATACAGTCAGCTTCAAAAGAACAAACTATTGAATCATTGGATTTTTAAAATTTCCTTTGTTCTTTCATTTCATTGATACGTTCTTGGTGTTGCTTTAATTTTCTGTCTCCATTTTTATATAAATCTTCATAATTCCAATGATAGATTATATATAAAATTTGGTGGTCTTCAAACCCGCTAAATATCGGGGGATATTCTGTGGCTTTAAATTCTTCAAGTTCAAATTTAGCCGATAGCAAAGCTATTTCGTGACATATTTTTTCTTTGTCCAAATACGACACCTCCTTCCGATTACCAATATTCTACAGAAGGAGAGCGAAGACCTGCAACCCAAAAAGCCAGTTAATAGCATCCCCAAGATTGCTGGTTGGTATGTTAGGAGGTGATGATTGTGAGTGAATTAGAGAAGAAGATCTCAGATTTAGAAAAGAGAGTGGCTGAACTGGAAGGGCGAGTTCCAGAACAGCTAAATGATACAACCAAAATAGCAAAAGAGAGTAAAAAAACTATTAAAGAAATGTATCAAAGAGAAAAGTTAAACTCCTAATAAATCTTTTTTGATTAATTTACTAATTTGCTCCTTTTCTTCATCAGATAATTCAGTTAAATCAATATCTGAATTAATTAAAAGAGCCAGTTTGATGGATAGATTAGAATTAAGCATTGCAAAACGAGAAGTTATTGTTGCTTGAGGATTATCAGGATTATCTTTTTTAAATTTTTCTATAGCTTCGATAAAACAATCCTTAATTAAAGGTAAAAGAACTTTTTCATACTCTTTGATTTGATTTTCTAATTTTTCTAGATCCAATATAATTACCTCCTTCCTATTACCAATATTCGACAGGAAGAGAGTAGTGACCTGCAAATAGAAAGGAGACAAGACAATGAGTGATTTACAAATTTTCAATAATGATGAATTTGGCAAGATCAGAGTAGTTACGATTGATAATGAACCTAGTTTTGTAGCAAAAGACGTTTGTAATATTTTAGATTTAGGTAATACGAGCGAAGCAATGAGAAGAATTAAAAATAGGTGGGTCAGAAAAGTTGAGGTACCTCATCCTCAAAGTAAAACTAAGACTATGAAAGTCAATTCAGTTACAGAAGCTGGTCTTTATAAGTTGGTTATGAGGAGCAATAAGCCAGAAGCAGAAGATTTTACAGACTGGATAGCAGAAGAAGTATTACCGAGTATCAGAAAACATGGAATGTATGCTAAGGATGAAATTTTAGACAATCCTGACTTACTTATAGAAGTTGCAACTAAGCTTAAGAATGAAAGAGAAGAGAGAAAGAGATTAGAAGTTCAAAACAGGAAGAAAGATCAATTAATAGGTAAGCTTAAACCTAAGGCAGACTATACAGATACTATCCTTAAGAACAAAAGCTTAGTGACTATTACCCAAATAGCTAAAGATTATGGGATGAGTGGCAGAGCTATGAATAGTTTATTACATGAATTGGACGTACAGTATAAGCAAAGTGACCAATGGTTGTTATATGCAAAATATTCAGGCAAAGGTTATACTCATTCATCAACTTTTAACTACAATAGATCAGAAGGAGCTACAGGTGTAAGCGTGACCACTAAGTGGACTCAAAAAGGTAGATTGTTCTTGTATAATCTGTTAAAAGAGAATGGTATTGTTCCAACAATTGAGCGAGACCAAGAGCTAAGATTAGTTAGTTCAAGTTAGGTTAACAATTATATCCAAGCATAGGACAAACATTTTAAGTAATACCTTTTATTAGAGGGGGCGGTACTTATGAAAGTTATAGGCTGTTATAGAGATGAGAAGGGAGAAATTAAAGAAATGGATGATAAAAAATATCAAAAATGGGGAGAGAAATACCTTATCCTTTGCGGTCCACCAAATGGCTTTGATGTATCTTGGGGCGAGGCTTAGGTTTGAGGAGGTTAGAGAAGTACCTCCTCAGGAAAGAGATTGGACAATCATGACAAGCTAGCGAGGAACTAGCTCAGAAAAGCTTATATCCTTTCGTTTTAACTTATTTATATTATATAGTCTGATCTACTGGAAGATAAATAATTATATTCCGCAGTTACTGGAAATTCTGGAGAGGGGTGAGAAGAGTGCATCCGAGATATAAGGAAAAATGGTTAGAGAGAAAGAAAAAATTATCGCTTAAGCTTAAGAAAGCAGAAGAGCAAGGCAATGAGGATAGAGTAGAATATTTAGAGAGATTAATCAGAGTAGCAGATAGAAAATTAATCAGCTAATAAAAAATGAGGAGGTTGCTAATTATGTGTTTAGCTAGCGAGCTTAAGAATGTTAGAGAAAACTTAGGTATGAATCAAGCAGAATTTGGTGCAATAATTGGGTTTGGCAGAACTACAATTTCAAACATGGAGAAGAAGGAGAAAGATATTCCTGATTTCGTAGTAGAACAGGTAGTTAAGAAAACTAAATCTTGGAAATTAGCAGTAGAGAAGTGCCAAGAGTGCCGAACCAATATATTTTGTGCTCCATACTTAGATAGCGCTAATGATAATCCATTCTCAGTATTGGTTAAACTCAAAGAGGAATTATCAGAAGCTATGGATGCAGTTGACGAATTATTGACGATGGGGATTATCAATAAGACAAGCAGAGACGACTTGACTGACAGAGAGTTTGAAAAGATGGGGGAACTATTAGAACAAGTCTATGATCTATCTCCTGCAACTCAATTTACTATATTGAGATTTGCTGAGGAATATGATCTAGATCCAGTAAGGATTAGAAGCAGGAACAAGATGAAGCTCGAGAAAAATGGTGCTATAAAAAGAAAGAACTCACCTGCTCCAACAGATGAGTATAAACATTCGCTTATTTAATTAACTTTATTTTATTATATCAGATACTGGAGGGATAATCAATGACAAGTTACTTATGTGCTACAGCCAAGAGAATCAGCAGGAACCTTAATCTTATCAACAAAGATTTTAATGTTAATGAAGTTACATTGGAGCTTAAAGAAGCCCAGATACCTTCTGAATATTATATTCTAGATGAAGATAATAATGTGATCACAACTGTTAAACATGGTATAGAGAAAGAAATTTTAGCTCAAGAGTTAAAGAGAATTAAAGAAGAAGAACTTTACGTTATAAAGCAGGTAAAAGATAGTGGAGAAACGATTGATATTGGCTTTGATGAAGGTTGTTTATTGGATTTGATTATTTGTGTAGAGATTGGAGATTTAGTTTTTCACAAAAGAGAAAGATATCCAAACGGAAAGCATCATCATGTACTAGAATTTGAATTTGAGAACGGATCGAAAGCAAGATGGGATATATATGAGCAAGAAACTCCTGTATCGATTAAGGAGTTGATATAAGTGAAAGTCCAGGTATTATTCAGATATGGCGAAATAGAGGTTAGCATGAGCGATACTGTACTCGTAGAGCAACTAGAAGATTCATTGAACAGAAACCAGGGCTACGATAGAAAATATCCCTGGAGATATCGTAGAAGGAGGACAAATTAATGGGAAGCGAGGCTTGTGTTGAATGGATTGCGCAAAATAGCTTTGTAAGAGTCGGTTGGGATTGGGTAGTTGATTCAGAAGAAGATTTAAGTTGTACGATATATTATTGCCCTTTTTGTGGCAGCGAACTAAATGGATACGGATGCACTAAATATAAGGAGGCTGAAAAATGAAAGAGATTAGGTTAGCCAGTTTGAAACTCAAAAATTTCAAAGGGATTAAAGACTTTGAGCTAGATACTCAAGGAAATAATGTATCAGTCTATGGAGATAATGGAGCGGGGAAAACAACTCTTTTTGACGCTTTTTCATGGCTATTATTTGATAAAGATAGCCAGGGCAACAGCTCACAGAGCTTTGATATTAAGACTTTGGATGAAGAGGGGAATGTAATTCATGGTTTGGAGCACGAGGTTGAGGGTGTACTACAGATCAATGAAAAGAAGTTAACTCTTAGAAAGACATATTATGAAAAGTGGACTAAGCAAAGGGGTTCAGCAGAGAAGAAGTTTGCTGGTCACACTACAGATTACTTTTTGAATGAGGTACCAGTTAAGAAGAGTGAATATGATGCCCGAATTAATGAAATAGTAGATGAAGATATATTTAAATTGCTTACTAATCCAGCTTACTTCAATGAAGAACTCCACTGGAAAGAGAGAAGAAAAATTCTTATGGAAGTTTGCGGCGACATTTCTCCTGAAGAAGTGATTGCAGCTGGTGAAGGGTTAGATGATCTTCAAAGTATATTGAGCGATAGGAGTATCGAGGATAATAAGAAAATTATAGCTAGTAAGCGCAAGAAGATCAATAAGGAGCTAGAGAAGATTCCAGTTAGGATAGATGAGGTTACCCAAGGGTTACCTGATATTGCTAACTTAAATAAAGAAGATATCGAAGCTGAAATCAAAGGATTGAAACTAAGAAAGGAAGCTAAAGAGAAGAAGATAACTAATATTAAAGCCGGTGGAGAAATAGCAGAGAATAGAAAGCAATTAAATGAGATCCAGAGCGAATTGCTGGAAATCAGAAACAATCATTCTAGCAAGTATCGGGATAAGATCGAGGAAGTAGAAGGAAAGCTAGAGAGTGCTAGGGACAAGTATAGAGAGTTACAGTCAACAATTGATCAAAAGCAAATCGAAGAGACAGGTCAGGTTATACCTGAAATCAAAACTTTAGAAGATAGATCTCAGAAGTTGAGAGAAGAATGGTATAAAGTTAATGATGAAAAGTTTGAGCATGAAGATGAATGCCCTACTTGTAGCCAAACACTTCCTGAAGAACAAATTGAAGAAGCTAGAACTAAATTCAACATTTCAAAGTCTAAGAAGTTAGAAGAAATTAATGTCCAAGGGAAAGAGTTAAAGTCAAAAATTGAAGATTTGAATTTAAGAAAAGAGAAACTAAAAAATGACATTAATCTTCTCGATCTAAAGCAACAGGATTGGGAAAAGCATGCTGATGATTATAAGAAAGAAATCCAGAAACTTAAAGAAGAATCTAAATCTTATCAAGACAGCCAGGAGTACCAGGATAAATTAGAAGATTACAATCAATTACAACAAGAGATTGAGCAGTTACAAGATAATAAGTCTAAGTCAGCAGATGAAGTTAAGGAGCAGATCTATCTATTAGAAAAAGAGATCGAATCCAATGAAAGAAAGCTATCTCAAATTGAGCAGTATGAGAAAGGCCAAGCTAGAATTCAAGAACTAGCAGATCAAGAAAAAGAGTTAGCTAAAGAGTATAGTAAGCTTGAAAGAGACTTATATCTTACTGAAGAGTTTATTAAGACTAAAGTTAACTTACTAGAAAGTAAGATTAATGATAAATTTGAATTTGCTCACTTTAAGTTGTTTGAAGAACAGATAAACGGAGAACTCAAAGAAACTTGTGAGACTTTATTTAAAGGAGTACCTTATGGTAGCAGTTTGAACAATGCAGCAAGAGTCAATGTTGGGCTAGATGTGATTAATACTTTAAGTGAGTTTTATGGGTTATCAGCTCCAATCTTTATAGATAATGCTGAGTCAGTTACTGAGTTAATAGATGTTGATAGTCAAGTTATTGAATTGGTTGTAAGTGAGCCAGATAAGGAGTTAAGAGTAGAATTGGAGCAACAGGAAATGAAGGAGGCGGTTTAGATTGAGTAAATTTAAGATTGAAATTGAAGTTCCAGATAGTAGCTTGCCTGATGATAAAATCGACAAACTTTTTCATACTGATAATTGTATCAAGATAGCATTGCATGAATTTCAAGAAGACCATGGAAATTTAGAAGGAATTAGAGTTCATAACACTATAATAATTGATTCTTTTGAATCTTAATAATAAAAAAATTGAGGAGGAATTAGATGATGAGTAATTTAGCAATGGTTAAGAAAGATGTAATTGATGTAGTGAGCGATAAGGTGGCAGAGTTTAAACAAAAAGGAGAGTTGGATTTACCTAAAAATTATAGTCCTGAAAATGCAATGAAGTCAGCTTGGCTAATCTTGCAAGAGACTGAGACTAAGAGTAAAAAGCCGGTATTGCAGGAGTGTAGTCAAGATAGTATAGCTAACTCATTGCTTAAGATGGTAACTTTAGGACTCAACCCAGCAAAGAATCAAGGGTATTTCATTCCATATGGCAAACAATTAACTTTTCAGCCTAGCTACTTCGGGAATATAGCAATAGCCAAAAGGGTTGCTAATGCTGAGAGTGTAGATGCTCAAGTAATTTACAAGGGCGATGAGTTAGAATATGAGAATGTAAATGGTCGTACTAAGATAGTTAACCATAAGCAGACTTTTGAGAGCAAGATGAATGGAGAAGTAACAGGAGCTTATGCTGTAATTAAATTCAAAGACGAGCGTCCTAATGATGCTGAAATTATGACTATGAAAGAGTTAGAAGCTGCATGGTCGCAAGGATATGGAAAAAGTGATACTCATAAGAAATTCACTGGGGAAATGGCAAAAAAGACTGTTATTAATCGCTTATGTAAGCCTTATATCAATTCTAGTAACGATTCTAGTTTATTTGTTGATGCTTATAATGATTCTAGAAATACAAAAGCAGAGCAGGAAGCGCAAGAAGAGATTGAGGAGAATGCTAATAGTCAAGTGATTGATATTGAACTTGAAGAGCAGGATCAAGAGGAAAGTGAAGCAATAGTTGAAGATGTTCCTGAGGAAGAATTGCAACCCACAGGAACTGAAGGGCCAGATTTTTAATGATTGATATAACTACAATAGCTTCAGGAAGTAAGGGGAATTGCTATCTAGTTGACGATGGTAAGACCCCGCTCCTTCTGGAGTGTGGAATATCAATTAAGGAGATAAGAAAGGGTACAGAGTTCAGGCTTGGAGAGGTTGAAGGGTGCTTGATTACTCATGAGCATCAAGATCATATTAAATCAGCAGTTGATGTAGCTGGTTGTGGGATAGATTGTTATATGTCAAAAGGTACATTTGATAATTATGGATTTGGTTCTCATAGATTTAATATTGTTGAATTACAACATGTTAGTGGTAAACAAAAGATTTATAAGCCTTTTAAGATAAAAACATGGACTGTAAAGCCTTTTGAAGCACAACATGATGTAGAAGAACATTTAGGATATTTACTAGCTAATCAAGCAGGAGAAAAATTATTATTTGCTACTGATACATTCTACTTAAAATATAAGTTCCAGGGACTTACTCATATAATGATTGAATGTAATTACGCACTTGATATATTGAACGAGAATATCAGATCAGGAAGAGTTCCAGCGGTGCAGAAGAAGAGGTTGTTGAAGAGTCATTTTAGTCTAGAGAATGTGAAGGGATTCTTGAGAGCCAATGATTTAAGCAAAGTTGAAGAGATTCATTTATTACATCTTTCAGATAGAAATAGTGATGAAGAGAGATTTAAAAGAGAAATACAAGAGCTTACAGGTAAAGTAGTTTATATAGCATAGGAGGGAGGATTATAATGGCCAGGCCCAAGAAGAGTTGTCTTGATTATTTTAGCCTTGATGTAACAATGGATGATGAAACAAATTTAATAATAGCTCAGTACGGAATGGAAGGTTATGGAATCCTTATATCCATGTTTCAAAGAATATATGGCTATAAAGGCTACTATCATAAATGGACAGAAAGAGAGCAAATTCTTTTTAGTAGTCGGGTTTCTGTTAGCAAAAACAAAGTGGTTGATGTAATTAATGATTGTATAAAGTGGGGAATATTTGACCAAGAGAAGTATTCTGAACATCAGATATTGACCTCTAAAAGGGTACAAGAACATTATATAGATGTAACTTACAGGAGAGCAGAAGTCGAAATAGAGCTTGATTATCTAGTCATAGATAAGGTTGATAGAGATAACATTGTGTATACTGGGGTTTCTGATAGCAAAAACTCTCCAAGCGATAAAGTTTCAGATAACAAAAGTACACAAAGTAAAGTAAGTAGTAAAGTAATTAGTAAAGTAAAAGATGAAGAAGAAGATACGCACACGCATGAAGAGGAAGAAATTTCTCAAAAAAAGAAGGATCCAGTTTTTGATATGTACGAAAAAGTATTTGGAAGATGTTTAAGTGCTTATCAAGTAGAATTATTAGATTCTTATACTGAAGATGGGCTAACTGATGAAATTATTATTATGGCCATAGAAGAAGGCGGTAAAAGAGATGTTAATGGATTTAAGTGGATACAGACTACTCTTAATGATTGGCTAAGCAAAGAATTAGACGAGCCCTGGAAAGTAAAAAGATATTTAAAAGAGCGAAATGGACCTAAGAAGGGGGATGGTGTAAATGAAAAGCACAGCTCAAATAATTCAAGAGGATTCCAAAAAGGTAATCAACATAAATCAGAATACGGTAAAGGATGCCTCGAAGATCCAGAACTCCAAGAGGTCGATGTATCAATCGACGACCTCTAATCCAGTAGATAAGATAAAGCAAATCAAATGGAAACAAGCTTGGGAGCTACAGAATGGAAATGCTGATAAAACTCAGTTTAGTTGTCACATTTGCTGTGATAAAAAGATAGTAGTAAAAAAAGAAGGAAATAAATTTACAGCTGATGATTGTAAGTGTTTAGAGCAGAAGAAATTAAAAGAGAGAAAGCAAAAGGAACAAAAGAAGTATGAGAATAGTATTAAGGCTGCTGAGATAAGAGAAGAATTTGAAGGAAAAACTTTTGATGATTTTCAATGGCTAAAAGGCAAGAAAGAAGCTAAGTATGCAGCAATGGACTATGTTGATAATTTTGATTTTTATCAAAGCAAAGGAATTGGATTAACTTTTGTTGGCAAATGCGGAAGAGGTAAAACATTATTAAGCCATATTGTTAGCCAGGAATTACTCAAGAAAGATCATACAGTAGTTAATGTAGTTGCTAAAGAGTTTTATGATGATATTAAAGCTACTTATGATGATCCAGACAAAAAGACATCTGATTTGATAACATCTGCCAAGGAAGTAGATCTTCTAGTTATCGATAATTTAAATGCTCAAAGATTTGGATTTGATGAAATAGATAAATTATTTATTATCATAAATCACAGAATTGAAAACAAGAAGCCTACAATTATCAATTCTACTTGTAGCTTAGATAGTCTAGAAAAGAAATTAGCTCCTGATCATGTAAGCAGGTTGATAGGTAAAAATGGAGATCCAATTCAAATTAGTGGGATCGATATGAGAAAGAAACATGGCGAGGCCATAACTAAATTAAGGCAACAAAATATAGGAAAGTTGAAAAATAAAACAATATAACTTCTATAAGTTATATGAACCAGCATAGCTTGTCCAAGTTATATTTGCTACCCATATCCCAAGTTCCCCTGAGGACTGGGTGGCAAATATAAATATAGGTGAGTATGGAATAACAGGTTTGCACATGTGAGTGGCTAGTGTGGTGGCTAGCTGCTCAAAAAAGGAGGTTGAGAAAATGAGAGATAAAACAATCAGAGTAGCAATGCCTTTGGATGCTAATCTAAAAGATCAACCAGAGAAGATCAAAGAAGAATTTAAAGAATTAATAGATGCTATAGACAATGAGAGTTGTGAAAGACAAGGATTAGAAGCTTGCGATCTTATCCAGACTTGCAGAAATTTTATTGAGTTATTAGGTTTGGATTACAATGAGTTAGTGGATAAACATAGAGAAAAAATGATTCAGAAAAAGAGAGAATGGTATCAAGAATATATAGTTTCAGAGTATAGATTATTAAAAAATAAATACGGCAGGAGTATAAGTGTGCGACAATTCTTAGATGAAACAGATATTAAGCCACAATTGATATATGAATTGTTTGATGGTATCGGAGATATTAGGATGTTAGCCAGAGGTGGCAAGTGATGAAAGCAGCCACTGTCTTAATAATATTGCTATTTGTATGGGAATTGATTAAAGAATTTCAAAAAGATAAGAGGAAAGGGTGATTATAAATGGCTGATTACATGAAGGATGGAGTAGATCAGATAGAAGTAGTAGCTCAAAAGGTGATTAAGAAGCATTTCAATAAGCTAGCAAATATCAAGGTAGGTTATAGATTTACTGATAAACTTAAGCAATCAAAGGGGAGGGTTATTCATGCTGATGTTAAGAAAGTACCAGGGATATGGCAATCCTTTATCGATAAAGATTTGATTTTGATAGTAGCAGAAGATGACTGGAATAAGTCAGATGGCAGAACAAGAGAAGCCATGATACATGAAGGGTTTTGTCAAATATATTTAGAACCTAAGCCTGTTGGAGATGGCTACCCAAAGCAAATAGGTAAAGACCTATACCAATTGAGCAATGGTGAAAAGGTTCAAGGAATTAGAGTAGCTAAAGAAGCTGAGGAAGAATTATCAGATTATAAAATAAGTATTGTAGCTTATGATGAAAGAGTAATATCTAAAAATGTTCAAGCTTACGGTTGCTGGAAGCAAAGTCAAAAGGGTCTTAAGCAGACTTTTGTTCAAACCAGAATGTTTAAAAATGAAAGCTTGAAGATGGCAAATTAAGGAGGTCTAATGATGTCTATTTATGCTAATCGAGGAATGGAACTAGAAGAAGCGATAGAGTATACAAATCAAGAATATTTTTTTAAACAACGAGCTTTAGCCCAAAAGGTCCCTACCCCAGTAAAAGTTTTAAATATTAATTCAAGAACAGGAAGAATTACTAATGGTCATTATGACAAAAAGTCTACAGTTGATTATATCGGGGTATACAATGGTATACCTCTTGCATTTGAGGCTAAAGAAACTGCTGTTAAAACTCGTTTTGATTTAAGCAATATCAAAGATCACCAATTTTATTTTTTAGATCATTGGCAGAATAACGGAGGATTAAGTTTTTTAATTATATCATTCACTAGTTTAAACGAGTGTTATTATCTTCCTTTTGAGGTTCTAGATCAATATTGGGTGCAGATGGAGTCAGGAGGAAGAAAATCAATTCCTTATGATGTAGTGGCTAAGGATAAGTATAGAATTGAGCAAGGAAAAGGGATGATATTGCTTGATTATATTTCTGTTATTAAGGAGGTGATAGCATGATTGCAATGAAACCTTCTGGAAAAATGTTTACTGAAGAGGATATAAGATCGTCTTATGAGGAATTGATGGATTCAATAAGTAACTGTGATTTAGATAGCCAAATAAAATATATTTTAGAGTTAGCTCAAAAGTTAGTTGACTACGCAAAATATAACAACTTGATTAAATTCAACGAAAGGCTAAAAGTTGATATAGGTTTTGTTGAAGTTTGGGATAGACAATTAAAGCAAACATATAAAAAATGGCAAGAGGATAAAGGTTATACTATTGAATTTTACAGACTAGTCTTGTATTGTTTATCAACGGCTTTTTTGATTCAAAGTAAGGATCCAGACAATGGATGGATAACCGTTTTTTCTAAAAATATATCAAGGGAGATAAACAAAACCTTAAAAAGATACTTAAATAATGAGCTAGAACAGGAAATTACCGAAGTTCAACTCACGATATTTTAAATAATATTGAGGATGTGAAAGTATGAAATTAGGATTAGCAAAAGAAATTTGTAAGCTGCAGGGGATTAGTTTTAATATAAAAGTTCCAGTGATTTGCCCATTTTGTGAGTGTAAACAAGCTTTAATTGATAGCAATACAGGCAAGTGGCAGTGCGCTTGTGGCAAGGGTGGCAATATAGATGAGTTATTGGAATTATCACAAGCTGATTGGGAGGAGAAACATCAGTTTGGATATTATGAAACTAAAAATAATAAAGGGATTAGTTATTAAAAAAAGGACAAGCCACTAGGACCAGTCCTCTCGATTAACTCCACCAAGTTAATTATATCATTAAGAGGGGGCTGGGTAAAGTGGAACAGGTGGAAAGAGTACTATATAGTTATAGATCGCTTAAGAGGGCAAGCAAAAGATTGAGAAGAAGAGCCTATACAATTAATGATGGTGTGAAAAGTGGATATAAAGCAGCTGGTGTTATACCTGGTAGAGTAAGTGCTAGTTATAATCAAAGTAATATTGTTGAGGATAATATAATAAGAAATGATGATTTGCTTTGTAGAGCTAAGAGAGCAGATGAATTAAGAAAGATAATTCAAGAAGATGTAGAGGAGTTAAGGAAAGATGATCCAGAAGTGGGAGAGGAAATGTCGAAGGTAATTGAATTGAAATACTTCAAGAAATATAAGAACAGGAAGATAGAGATTGAATTGGCTATTAGTGATGCTACTTTATACAGGAGGAGAGTAAAGGCGTTAGAATTGTTAGAGCAGAAAGGATTACAACTTTTATTTGGAGAGATCATGAGTATAATATAACATGAAGTAAATGTGAAGTACTTTTGAAGTGAAGTTGAAGTCTATAATTCAAAATCTATGCTATAATCTATATAAGGAATATTGAGTTTATGAGCAAATGTATGGGGTATATGGTTTTATATCTCATATGACATACAAGAGTATATATCGAGAGGAGCACTCGGCAGGAGCTGGGTGTTTTTTATTTTTATGAGGTGATGAGTATTAAAGAATTAAATAAAGAAGAATTGGCCAATGATTTGTTATGTAATTTAATGATAATAGATCTAGAGATGCAGAAAGAAGATATAGATTTAGAAATAATAAAAAATAAAGTGAAAAAGTCGATCAGTAACTGTAGAAGTATTATTGGATTAAGTGTAGATATAGAAGAGGTTGCTAGAAGAAGGTGATATTATTAATCTTCCTAAAAAGTTACTGAAAGCAATTAAAGCTGGTAATGTAAGAAAGTTTTATAAGAGTTCAATATGGCAAGCAATTAGGAAACAAGTATTAATTAGAGATAATCATGAGTGCCAAAAGTGTAAGGAAAAAGGAAAATTTTCTAAAGCTGATTGTGTTCATCATATCAAGCATTTAAGAGAGTTTCCTTTATTAGCTTTAGTGTTAAGTAATCTAATCAGTCTTTGTAACTCGTGTCATAATGAAGAGCATCCAGAGAAGTTAAAGAAGTATAGAGCTGGCCAGGAAGAATATATTACTGAGGAAAGATGGTGATTAGATGGAAGAAGAGAAGTGTTTTGCAACAGTTGATTTCAGTGTTAGAGAGACTGTATTTTTCAATATTTTATTAGATAGATTCAAAACTTTTCTCAAAGACGCTAGGATTAATGAGGAAATAAGAGAAGAGCATTATCAAGAACTTTTAGATGAGTTTGAAGAATATAAGTTGCAGTTTAATGAGTTAAAGAATGAGTTGGAAAAAGAGCTGGTTGAAGGCAAAACTGATTTAAAACCAATAGGTTTATTGAATGATACCCCCGGGTCTAAAAAATGAAAATCCCTAGAGAATCAGGGGACCGGGGAGGGGACACGACAAAAGAAATAAATCAAAAATCTCGCATGAGGTGGGGGGGTGGGGTGTGATGTCTAAGAGGTCAGAAATAAAAACAGATCTGCTAGATCAGCTAGATCGGAACGGAGTCAAAGGGAAACATCTTGTTGACCTAGTTGAGGACTATATGAGCCTTTGGGATATAAAGAATGATCTTATAGCAGATATAGAAGATAAAGGCGTTAATATCAAATATCAGAATGGCGAGAATCAATATGGTTTTAAAAAGAATGATTCTGTTACTAATCTACATAAAACTAATACCCAAATGCTTAAGATACTTGATCACCTTGGACTCAAACCTAGCAAGCATGAAGATAAAGAACCAATAGTTACAGAAATGTAGTTAACTAATATTTTGCAGGAGGTGGTGAGGGTGTAGATGCCTTATAAATATCATAAATATATAGATTCTTATATTAGCAAAATTAGAAGTGAAGAGATACCGGCTTCTAAGGAATTAAAGCAAGCAATGGACTATATAGATAATAAGTTAAGCGATGATGATGTAGTTATAAAAGTTGATATGATAGATAAAGCTGTTGAATTAATAGAAAAATATTTTGAGTTTAAGCTCCTAAATTGGGAGCTTTTTATTATTGCTTTAATGCATTGTTATTATGAATCAAAAGATATGGTTGTCTTTGATGAGTTTTTTATAATGATGGGTAGAGGAAATGGTAAAAACGGTTTTATATCACCATTAGTATGGTACCTTACTACTCATTACCATGGAGTAGATGGTTACAATGTTGATATAATTGCTAACAATGAATCTCAGGCTCAAACCTCTTTTTTTGATGTGTATAACATTCTCGAGAGGTATAAGAAAAAATTAAAACATTTTTTTTATTGGACTAAAGAAAAAATTACTAATACTAGAACAAATTCATATATTAAATATAATACTTCAAATGCTAGAACTAAAGATGGTAAGAGATCAGCTTGTTTAGTCTTTGATGAAACACATGAATTTGAAGATTATGCATCAATTAAAGTTTTTACTTCTGGGTTTGGTAAAAGAAAGCATTCCAGAATTTTTTATATTACTACAGATGGATATGTTAGAGGTGGAGTCATTGATGATCAAAAAGATTTGGCCCGCAGAGTTTTGTCTGGTGAAATAGAAAATTTGGGATTGTTGCCTTTAATTTATAAGATAGATGAAAAAGAAGAAGCAAAAGACCCAGAAATGTGGACGAAGGCATGCCCCTCATTGCCTTATTTTCCAGAGTTGCAAAAACAAATGTATAAAGAGTCAGTTGAGATGGAATATAGACCTTATGTAGCTCAAGATTTCTATACTAAGCGAATGAATTTTCCTGCTCAGGATAATTTCACTATTGTAGCTCCGTGGGAAAAGATAGAGGCTACTAATAAACCAATACCTTATGAGAAATTAAAGGGATTGCCTTGTATAGGAGCAATTGACTATGCTCATGTTAATGATTTTGTGAGTTGTGGTCTATTATTCAAATATAATGGAATGAGGTATTGGATAGAACATACTTTTGTTTGCCATTTGGCCTTAGAAATGGAAAGCAGACATATCAAGTTCCCAGTTAAAGAAATGGAAGGACGTGGACTGATAACTGTTATTCCAAAAAGGGGTAAAGTAGATTCCATAACTGCAGAAGATGTTTCTGGCTGGTTTTTAGAACAAGCGAAGAAGTATAATATACAAAATATTTATGCTGATAAATTTAGATATAAAGCTTTACAATCTGAATTTACAAAACAGGGGTTGCCGTTAGAATGGGTTAGAAGTGGCCCTATTACACATGCCCAAGTCGCTCCTTTGGTTGAATCAGTTTTCTCAGAAGAAAAAATTATTTTTGGTGATAACCCAACTATGAGGTGGTATGTAAATAATACTAAAACTGAGACAGATAAAAAAGGAAATACAACTTATTTAAAGATAGAACCTAAAACTCGTAAAACAGACGGGTTTTTTGCTTTGTTGCATGCATTATCAAAAGATGATGAATTGGAAGAGCAAAACAATAACTTTATGAGCTTAGATGTTTACACCTATTAATTAGGTGTTATTTTTATTTAAAGGAGGTGAATCATGGCAGTATGGGACTGGTTTTTGGGTTTATTCAATAAAGATAATGGCCAACTAGAGCTTGATGCTTATGTTGGGGAAATAGCAGGAGAAGTATTCTTTAAGGAATTAGCTGTACAGGCCTGTATTAATTTGATTGCTAATGCAGTATCTAGGAGTGAATTTCAAACTTTTGAGAATGGAAAAGAAGTAAAGAAAAATAATTATTATCTTTTCAATGTAGAACCAAACCCTAATAAATCAGCAAGTAAGTTTTGGCGTGATGCAGTAGCTAAACTAGTTCGCAATAATGAGTGCTTAGTGATACAACAAGGGTATGATTTTTATGTAGCTGATGATTTTGCTGTTGAAAAGTTTGCTTTTAAAGATTATATCTATCATGACATAGTAATTGATAATTATCAGCTAAGGAATTCATATATCCAGCCTGATGTATTTCATTTTGAATTACACAATGACAAAATTCAAAATGTGATTGAGGGGTTAAATAGATCTTATTCTAAATTAATTGAGGTTAGCCAAAAAAATTATAAGAAAAATAATTCAAGAAAGATGAGTGTAAATGTGCCGACCAATTATCCCCAAACAGATAAAGCTCAATCAGATTTAAAAGAATTATTTGAGAAAAAATTCAAAAAGTTCTTTGAAGCAGAAGGAGAAGCTGTTATTCCGTTTACGAATGGGATTGGAGCGGAAGAGTTTTCTAGTAATATTGGAGTAAAAGGTGGAGCTGATAACAAAGAAATAAGGTCGTTTATCAATGATATCTTTGATTTTGTGGCCATAGCTTTTCAAATACCACCACAGCTAATTAAAGGGGAGATAGCAGATATTGAAAAGTTAATTGATTATTTTCTTACTTTTTGCGTTAATCCTATAGCCGAACTTATTACTGATGAAATAAATCGTAAATTATATGGTAGAAGAGATTATCTTAATAGAACATATATGAAATTGAATACTTCAATGATCAAAGCAGTTAATATTAAAGATATCGCTGGATCGCTTGAGATACTTTTGAGAATTGGAGCTTATACAGTTGATGATTGTTTGAAATCTCTTGGAATGGAGCCTCTTGAAACTGATTGGAGTACAAAGCGTTTTATGACCAAAAATTATGAAGAGATAGAAAAGCGAATTAGAGGAGATGATTAGATGAAGAAGAGATTATGGCAACTTAAACAAGCAACAGAGCAACCAGATGTATTAGAACTATATATCTATGATGATATAGAAAGTGATTACATGGATTGGTGGACTTGGAGTGCAGTTGAAAGTGAAACTTCTGCAAAATTCTTTAGAGAAGAATTAGCTAAATATCCAGGCGCGAAACAGATTAACCTATATGTCAATAGTTATGGTGGTTCTGTATATGAAGCTATGGCTATTAGAAATCAATTAAAAAGACACCAAGCAACTATTACAGCTTATGTTGATGGGTTTGCGTGTTCAGCAGCTTCTTTCATTTTGACAGCCTGTGATGAAGTTAAAATGTATTCTAATACAATGCAAATGATTCATAATATGTGGGATGTTGTAGCTGGCAATGCTAATCAGCTAAGAAAAGCAGCTGATGACCTAGATAAATTAATGGAAGGTAATAGACAAGCTTACCTTGAGAAATCAGGTGGTAAAATAAGTGAAGAGGAACTTATCGAGTTATTAGATAATGAAACTTGGCTTACTGCTCAAGAGTGCTTGGACTATGGTTTAGCAGATGAAGTAATAGCTGAAGAAGCTGATTTAACAGAAGCTAAGCAGTTGTTACAAAAAGCTAATAAGACATTAGAGCAACAGTTAAGTTATAGCAGGGCTTTATCTGCACAAATTAAACAATTATCCCAGAAGCCAAAAGAGGCAGAACCAAAACCTGATCCTAAGCCTATTCCTAATGATAATAATGATCCAGAACCACAAGAAAATAAAACAAAAAATTTATTTATGGCGTTATTCGCCAATAAGGAGGAAGATTAATTATGAAAAACATGGATAAAGTTTTACAACAGAAAGCAGAAATTGCTAATAAGTTAAATCAGGCTATGAAAGATGGTGATGAGGAGTCTTTTGCTCAAGCATTTACAGATTATACTGATATTCTCCAAGAAGCAGTTATGGCAGAAGCAAAGGGATTAGTTCAAGCAGCTGACAATCAAGTATTAGCTGGGAGAGGGGTTAGAGCCTTAACTAGCAAAGAAAATAAATTTTATCAAGCCTTTGGTGAGGTAATGGGGTCTTCAAATCCAAAACAAGCTATTACTGATGCTGATATGGATTTAGTGTTGCCTGAAACTGTCATTGAAGCAGTGTTTGATGATTTGACCGAAGAGCATCCTTTATTAGATGCAATTAATTTCATGCCAACAAGTGTACTTGTTAAAATGATTGTCAATGAGCAAGGTAGACAATTAGGCAAATGGGGTAAATTGACATCAGAAATAGTAAAAGAATTAACTGGTGGATTTAAAGAAATGGATTTAAGCCAGAAGAAACTTTCCGCATTTATTCCAGTTTCTAAATCTATGATTGATTTAGGTCCAGAATGGTTAGATAGATACATAAGAACAATTTTATCTGAAGCTATTGCAAACGGACTTGAAGATGGGATTATTAATGGTACAGGTTTAGAAGAACCTGTCGGAATGAGAAAAGACCCTAATTCTGCACTAGATCCAGCAGATGGTTTTCAATTGTTGCCTATCAACCCTCTTAATAAGATCGATACAGTTTCATATGGTAATATTCTTGCTGACTTGTCAAAATCTCCGAATGGATTAAACAGAAAGATTAGTCAGGTATTGTTATTAGTTAATCCGGTTGATTATTTTAGAAAGATTATGCCAGCCACTTCAATGAAAAGGGCAGATGGCACTTATGTTAATAATGTTTTCCCGTTCCCAACAAATCCTGTCCAATCGGTTCATATACCTGAAGGAGAAATTGTAATTGGTATTGGAAATCGTTATTTTATGGCACTAGGAACTTCAAAGGGCGGCAGAATTGAATATTCTGATGAATATCGTTTCTTAGAAGATGAAAGAGTATATTTAACTAAGCTCTATGGTAATGGTAAACCTCTTGACAGCGTATCATTTAAAAGGTTTGATATTTCTAATCTACAATCTTATATTGACCAGGTGGAAGTAGTCAATATTGGTGATGCAAGATTAGCTGACTTAAGCATTGGTAGTTTGGATTTAGATCCAACATTCAATAAGTCTACTCACTACTATACTGCTGCAACTACTGACGCCACTAATACTATTACTGCTACACCTATTGATGGTGAAGCTGCAGTTGAAATTGATGTTGATGGAACTGCTGTGGACAATGGTTCTGCTGCCACTTGGGCTTCTGGAGATAATACTGTTACAATTATAGTTACTCTTGGAGCAGAAACTGAGACTTATACTGTAACCGTTACTAAATCATAATTATAAATAATTAAGAGGCTGGTTAATTCCAGTCTCTTTCTAATTAAGTAGGTGATTATATGTCAAAAGTAAGAGAAATCAAATCTTCATTAAATGAAACTAAATTATTATTTGAGTGTCCAGGATGTGGCTATGCTCATGTAGTTGATAGCAGATGGAATTTTAATGATGATTTTGACAAACCAACTTTTTCTCCATCTGTATTAGTTAACAAAGATGACTCAACTAGGAGATGTCATAGTTTTGTAACCGATGGAAAAATAAGATTTTTAGATGACTGCTACCATGAATTAGCTGGAAAAACTGTCGATTTGCCAGACTTAGATCTAGATGAATGGGAGTAGGTGGTTAAATGACAGAGTTAGAGGAAATCAAAGAATATCTCAAAGTGACCTGGGAAGATGAAAATGAGCTAATCCAAGGAATGATAGACAGGAGCAAAGATTGGATTAATGAGCTAATGGGCGTGGAATTAGATTACACCCTAGATAATCAAGCTAAATCATTACTTTTTGATAGAGTTAGGTATGTCTATAATAATGCTTCTGAATATTTTGAAGAGAACTATCAAAGAGAGTTATTAAGGTTACAACTTAAAACTGGTGTAGATCTGCTACCAGAGGATGATGTCTAATGAAATCTAAAAAAGAGGTTATGAAGGATTTAGCTGCTAAGCCACGCAGAAGAATAGTTATTCAAAAAAAGACTTCAAAAGATGAGAATGGAAACCAACTCCTAGATGAGTGGGGTAATCCAGATGAACAGTGGAATGATTGGAGAATTATCTGGGTTGAAAGAAAAGAGTTATTTGGCTCAGAGTATTATGCAGCTGCGCAAATAGGAGAAGAAAAGACTATTAAATTTAAAATTAGATATGTTACCTTCCTGGAAGACCTTAATACTACTGATTATAGAATTATCTACAAAGATAAAGAAATATTTGATATTAAAGATACTGACAGCTTAAATGATGATGGGATGTGGTTCATAATCAAAGCTGAGAAGAGTGGTGAGTTAGATGAGTCGAACAGTTAGTGTTGCTGATCTAGCAGCTACAATTACTGAGGAAGTTAAAAAATATACCAATGATGTCCAACAAGGAATCAAAAAAGAAGTAAAATCTACAGCTACTAAGGTTAAGAAGGAGATAAAAGATAAATCTCCACGTGATACTGGTGAATATGCAGATGGCTGGAGTAGGAGAACCAGTACTAGAGGCGGTCAAGTTGAGGTAACAATCTACAATAAAGATAAGCCACAACTTACTCATTTATTAGAATTTGGTCATGCCTTGAAAGATGGAGGCAGGGTGGATGGTACTCCTCATATAAGGGTTGGTTATGAAAACAACATCAATGAAATGCTGAGAAACATTGAAAAAATAATCAAAAACGGTGGTGGATAATATGACTTATTTAGATTTGATAGATGAATTTAAATCTTTAGGATTTCCAACTTCTTATGGAAGTTTTAAATCAGCCGTAACACCACCATATATCGCAATTAATTCAACTAACAATAATGATTTTATGGCAGATAATATTAATTATAAAGACATAGAGGGTTATCAAGTGGAACTATATACTGCAATTAAGCATCCACCAACAGAGAATTTAGTCCAGGACAAATTAAAAGAGTTAGGAATCCCTTACTCAAAAATTGGTCCTCTGCCTATAGAAAGTGAAAATTTGTATCAAACGATATATGAAGTTCAACTAATATGAATATGAAAGGATGATAAATCATGAGTAATAAAGTTAAATTTGGATTAGAGAAAGTTCATATAGCATTCAAGGGAGTATCTCAAACAAAAAGTATTGAGGTGACAGATCCTCCAGGAACTGATGGAGAAATCACAGTTACAGTAACAGCTGATTCATTGCTAGGAATTTCTTCTCCAGTTAGTGTTGTAGTTCCATTGGCTACAGAAACTCACGATAGTGTTGCAAAGGTTGCTTCTGCAATAGTTAATGCTTTGAACAATGATAGTGATATTAACTCTGTGTTCTATGCCAGACATGAGGGTGGCAAAATATATCTTTGGACAAAAGTTGCTCAAACCAATGATGCGACGTTAGATATTACATTTGCTGACACAGGAACTACAGGTGCTACAATGGGAACTGCTCAAGATGTAACTTCTGGAACCACAGGATGGGGAACTCCTGAACATATACCAGGTGTAGTAGGGTTTTCAACTTCTCCCGAAGGAGACACAACAGAGTTTTATGCTGACAATACTAAGTATTTCACATACACAACCAATAACGGTTATACAGGAGATTTAGAACAGGCGTTAATTCCTAGAGATGTATTGGCTGAAATGCTGGGGCAAGTTATTGATAACAACGGAATGTTAGTTGAGTCAGCTAATGATAATTCTAAAGAATTTGCTTTGATGTTCCAGGTACAAGGAGATAAAAAGAATAGGAGATTAGTATATTATAGATGTCAGGCAGATAGACCTTCTGAGGATAACAACACAAGCGAATCTAGCGTTACACCAACAACAGATACTCTTAATTTAACAATGTTGCCAACGGAAGATGATAACAAGTATGTTAAAGGTACTCTTGAATTGGCTGATGATAATAGCAATCAAGCTGCGTATGATGGATTTTTTGATGCAGTATTATTACCCAATATAGCTTAGGAAAGGGGTTAATATAACAAATGAGAACAGCAAAAATAGGAGATAAAGAATTAGGGCTAAGGGCTACACCTTTAGCTCTTTTATATTATTCACAAGAGTTTAGTACTCAAGAGAAAAAAGCTAATTTGATTGAAGATCTGACTGATGTAATGGGGTTATTAGATGCCTTTGATGACTTTAATATCAAAAATGCTGATGAAAGCTTATTTGATAAGATTGATTTTATCAAACCGCTACAGATTGCTTGGGCTATGAACAAAGCTGATAACTATGGCAAATCATTCCCGCAGTTTGAAAAATGGCTTTTTGATTTAGGTGATATCTGTTTTGTGGATACAGATTTCTTGATTGAGGTGGTTGAGGAATCCCTCAATGGGTTTCCTGCCTTCAGAAAGCCAAAACAAAAATCAAAATCAGAGCCAAAACAATCAAATACAGACTGACAGAATAGATCTTCTCCTTCTCAACAATGGTAAAAAGATAGGTCTGTCATTTGAAGAAATGAATAATATGCGTGTATGTGACTTGCTTGAAATGATAGAGATAGAGATAGATATAGGCGGAGGAATTCAAAACAGAAGTGCCCCTCTAGCTAGTCAAAGTGATATAGATAAATTATTCGCCCTCTAGAGTTTATCTAGAGGGTTATTTTTATATGAGTATGAGTATGAGGAGGTGAGTACAATAGCTAAAACAATTAGAGGGATTAATGTTAAAATTGGAAGTGACACCTCGGGATTAGGAAAAGCTCTTAAGGATGTAAATAAAAAATCAAGAGATATAAGATCAGAATTAAGAAAAGTAGAAAGATTACTTAAATTCAATCCGAAAGACACCGAACTACTAGCCCAAAAGCAACAATTATTATCAGACAGAGTTGCCAACACTTCTGAAAAATTGAATAGATTAAAATCAGTCCAAGGGCAAGTCAATGAGCAATTTAAAGCTGGAGAAATCGGCGCTCAACAATATCGAGATTTCCAAAGAGAATTAATCAAAACTAATTCCAAATTAAAAACTTTTGAGCGACAACTTGAAGATTCTTCATCTTCTGGTATCGAATTAGGGAAGAATCTAGATAAATTAGAAAATAAATTAAATGGTATTGGCAACTCATTATCAACTAAAATTACTGCTCCAGTATTAGGGGCATTTACAGCATTAACAGAAGGAACTAGAAATTTTAGAAAAGAAATCTCAGTACTTGAGAATAATGTTGATTCTGCTGGTGCTAATATGGATAATATGAGTAAAGCTATGAAGCAGATGCAAGGCGTTACTGGAGAATTAGATTCTAATGTAGAAGGATTATCTAATCTTTTAGCTTCTGGATTTAAAGGAGATAAATTTCAACAAGTATTAGATGAACTTTCTGGGGCTGCTATCAAGTTTAAAGATACTCTAAAATTTGAATCGATAGCAGATGGATTACAGGAAACTCTTGCGACAGGTTCAGCAGTAGGTCAATTCGGAGAATTACTTGAAAGATCTGGGATTCAATTAGATGTTTTCAATAAAGGGTTACAGGAAGCCATCAAAAACGGGGAAGAGCAAAATTATGTTCTTCAAACACTTGCCAAAACAGGATTAGCAGATGTATATGAAAGCTACAGAAGAAACAATAAAGAGTTAGTAGAAAGCGCAGAAGCTAATTATAGATTGAAGCAATCCTTTGCTGAAATGGGGCAAGAATTAGAACCAATTATGACTAATATCAAAGAAGTCGTAGCAGAAACAGTCGGGGAATTCAATGAGTTAGATGAAGGTACAAAAGAATTAATAATTCAAGCAACAGGTGTAACTACGGCGCTTGGACCAGTTGTTGTTGTTTTAGGTCAAATAACTACAGCAGTATCTGCATTGACAATCGCATTGGGAACTCTTGAGTTGGCTTTTGCCCCTTTTGCAATTGGTGCTGCCATTGTATCTGGTCTTGCATATATTGCTAAAAAATTCTTTGAAGCAAGAGAAGAGGCAGAGTTGCTTAATAAAGAAATTTCAAAATTAGCAAGCATAGATGAAGCTGGAGAAAGATTAGAAGTTATAGATAAAAGAATAAGCAGAACTAAAAAGCAAATGGAGACTTTAACAGATGAGCAAGGGAATTTGCTTAATCCTGCCAATAAACAAATGTATGAGAATTGGCAGAAAAGGCTTAATAACTTGTTAGATGAAAGACATAAAACTTTGATGACAATTAGGGGGTTAGAATTAGGAGAAAAAGTTCAAGCACAGGCTAAAGCTAAGGAGAAAGCTGAAAGAAAAGTCTTGAGCATGCTCCGTGAGAAGAATTTAGCTTATCGAGCCGGTAGATTAGAAAAGAAAAAGTATAAATCTATATTAGAAGACATAATAGCAGATGAAAGTAAGTCTAATGCTGTTGTAGCTAGAGCTAAAAGTCTTCTAGAAAGTTTAAGTGGATTTAAAATTAAAACTCCTACAACAGAAGATGATTTTGAAAAAGAATGGCAGAATAAATTAGTTTTAGCCAAAAAGGAAGGGTTAGAGAAAGAACTGGAGCAGTTGAGGCAACAAAGGGAACAAGCATTAGAAATTGCAAATAAAAAAGGAAAAGACACTAGTGCTATAGTGGGGTTTTATCAGCTTGAAGAGCAAAAAATTAGAAATAAATATTTAGAGTTAGAATTTAGACAAGCAATAGAACATGACAATAAATTGAGAAAGCAGCGTGAGAAAAAGAATTCAGAAAGAATCAAAGCTGAATCTGAAGCATACCAAGCTGAAATTGAAGCAGGACAAAAGGCAGCAGAAAAGAAGAAAAAACTACTTGATAATCGAATGAAATATGATTACAAGCAAAATAAAATTAGTGCTGAAGATTATAAAAAATATCTTCAATCCAGATTATCAGAGTATAAGGAATATTCTGATGAATGGATAAGCACCAGAGAAAAGATAACAGAAATAGAGAAAGGCGAGATCGAGCAACAACAATCAGCTTGGGATGGATTCTTAGACAGATTAGAAGAAGGTAACTTAAGCAAAGCAGATCTAATTCAATCAACCTGGAAAATGGCTATTGATTCTATCAACGAATCATTGAGCACTACTAACGAAGAATTAGACAAGTTGGCTAATGCTGATATATCAAATTTAGTTGATAATTTCCAAAAGTTTGGGAAAAGCACTGAAGGGACATGGAAAGCAATCGGATCAGCGGTTGGGACAATTGTTGGAAGTACTGAGCTTGGCGAATTTGCTGCGGAAACGAATCTCAAAGTTTGGGATGAAATAAGTAGGCTGGGAGACAGAATTTTCGGAGGGGAAACATCTGCCGCTAATTGGAATAAGCAAGTCGGGCTTTTGAAAGAAGAATATCAAGGTTTAGCGGGAGATCTAGTCGGTGATTTTGATTTGAATCTCCCAAGCTTAGCGGATTTGGTAGATGATGACATAGAAACTGTTACAAAGAAAATCAAAGATGGAGGATGGTTTCATTCTGACGATTGGGCTGAGGTTCTAAATTTCCCCGAATTCAAAGAAGCTTTCGACGAGCAGATTAAAAAAATTGAGGAAGAAATAGTTCCTAAATTACAGGATATTTTTTCTAATGTAACATCAGGATTAAATAGTGCTTTTTCAGCTGATAGTTATACATCATTCTTGAGCAGTTTTGGTTCTTCTCTAAAAGATACAGTATTCAACAATCTTAAAGAAGCATTCATGCAATCACAAGCAATCCAGCCTTTGATGAAAAAACTGACAGGTACTATCTATGAGGCTACAAAAGACCAAGTCCTTGATGATAGCGAGAGAGAAGCAATCAAAACGTTGTATGACGAGATATCAAAAATCTCTGGAGACTTCTATAATGGATTGCAGGATATTAGTGATGACTTAAGTATAGACTTAGGAGCTGGAGATACAAGTAGTTCCTCAGGAGGTTCTCAAATATCAGAAATTACAGGGTCTACTAGAGATTTGTTCACAGATCTGTTAACTCCTCTTGCTAATTTCCCAAGTTTGCTTAATATTAATGAAAGAATCTATAATCAACTTGTAGCAATGAGTCAAAATGGATTAGCTATAGCTGGAGCTGGTGGCTATGATGTGAGTGTTAGAATAGAGAATTTGAATGTAGAATCTCAATCTAATAGCAGTCAATCTATAGCAAATGCTTCTGTAAGCGATATAGAATCAGCTATAGCAACTGCTATTGGAGATGGAAAGAGAGGGAGAGGCAGATGATTAAGTTAGTTAATAGTAAAAATCAAGAAATTATATTAAACCCTACCTTCTCCTTCAATGAGATTGAGTCATCCAAGAATATTAAAAGTCAAGAAATAGCAAATCTAGATGGAGAAGAGTATCAAGGTAGTAAATACAATGCTAGGTCTTTTAAGGTTGCAGGAGCAATAATCAATACTAGAAATTCTGAGCTATTAAGAGCAGAGGTTGACGAGTTGTACAATTTCCTTCAACATGAACCAATTAAGGTATATAGGAATAAAGATATAGATAAATATATATCAGGATATATCAATTCTGAATCTCAATCATGGCATCCCTTAGACAGGTGGGTCAAGCTGGAATTTGAATTTCTAGCAGTTGACCCATTTTTCTATTCATCGGGAGAAACTAGAGGAGAGGCAATAAGCAATATATTGCATAATTTCCAAGTAGTCAATGATGGTAATATAGCTATTAATCCTACTCTGACGATTAGTTTCAACTCTGGAACTACCACAGACCCTGTAATTGAGAATTTGGAGAATGGGGATAAGATAGTCCTTAATGGTGATTTTGGAGTTGGGGATGAAGTTATAATTGATTGTGAGAGAATGATAGTCACTAAGAATGGCAGTATTGCTTTGAGTATAGTTAATGATAGTTTTCTGCTTGATAGTTTCAAGTTGGAAGCAGGAAGAAATAATACAGAATTTAGATGTGAGAATAGTGCTGATTTGAGTCTAGTTTTCAGCTTTAAAAATAAATGGATATAGAGGTGATGATATGCCAAGGAGTTTTGATGAGAAACTTTTTATAGATGGTGATGGAAAAAAGATGAGTACTTTTGGTCAAACTCCAACAGAAGGACCAATGCAAGGTAAAGAAGAACTAGTTGGGGTTATGGCTGGATATGAATATGATATTCAGACTAAATTGTGGTATCCGCCCGGATACTTGCCTGATGATAGAGTAGGAAAGCCAAGAGTCAAAGTTAGGGAATTAGAAAATAAAGTCGATACTTTAAATGGCAAAATTGACGCTTTAACTGATGAAAACGGAAATTGGAAAGTGTCGCAATCTGGTTCGATTGAGTCAACAAAGACAGTTAGTCGGAGTGGTGATTTGGCTACTTCGACAGACGAAATTTTTGTTTCGATAGAACAAGAAATAATAATTCACGATATAACAGCTTATTTTGAAGAAAGTGCAATAACTTTGCGTTTCCATTTGGAATTCTGGAATGGCACATCATGGGAACGGTATAAATTCCCATTATCTTCCGATTATTTTGGGAGCGAAATAACACCAGGTACTTGTAGTCATAACGGTATATTTGAGCAAGCAGGGACAACAAATTTTATCAAAATGAAAAAAAACCAATTACACGTAAAAGGAATAAGGATTTTCGCTGGAAATTATACTAATGCAGCCAAAAGACTTGATATCGGCATGCTATATTCGGAGGTGTAAAAGATGGAACAATGGATAAGAGACAACTTTGAAATCATAGAAAATGGTTGGAAAAACAAAAATTATATCAATGAAGATACGTTTGAAGTTAACGGAAAAACATTAGCGCCAATTAGTTTTTTTGTGAATAATTTTTCAGTAGAATTACCTGTAACTTTAGAAAAATTAAAAGCAAAAGATCTTGATGATAAACTAGGTTGGTATAATCACTTCAAAGATTGGAAAGCACGAGGAATTATAGAGTGAAGTGGATAAGATTTTTGCCGCTATCACTATTTTTATGGTTTCTTATTATTTTTTTGATTTCAAAAATAATATAGCACAACAGAGTAATATTGCGACACTTTCATAGTGTCGCCTTTTTTCATATACAGGAGGTGAAATAGTGCAACAATTAAGATTATTAGACAAAGATAGAAATCTACTAGCTATCTTTGATCGCCATGCAGGTTGGAAATTTGAATCAAAGATTAATGAAGCTAGTTCTATGCAGATTAATATTCCTAAGAATGACACAAAGTTAGAATCAGTCAAACTAGCAGAATTAATTAGAATTATCAAAGGTGCCCGAGTGATCACAGGAAAGATCACAAAGAAAGAACAGGGAGATAAGATAGTAACATTAAAAGCTATGACTGAAGAAATATTACTAGAAAGCAATATCTGTCCTGCTCAATATGGTCTAGTATATCAAAATATAGACTTAGCTGACTTTGCTAGAGATATCATCAAAGGATGGGAAACTCTAAGAGTCAAATATCAATCTGAATGGCAGAATGCTATTGAGATGAATCAAGTTGACTTGAACACTATGCCCGATAAAGTCGTTCTAGAAAAGAATGAAAATGGTCAGTACTATTCAAGTGGCTATATAATCTTAAGGTTTGACTCCGCTGATATAGATAATTTCTCCGAATGGGATAGAGTTCGCTGGGTAAGTGATAACTCTGACCCTGTATCCAGTACGATTCAATATCGTACTGGTAATGATATATCTGCTATGAGTGGATGGTCAGATGAAGTGACAGGAGCATTAACTGACCAACTAGGGGTTGCATTAAGTGGTATAACTGATAGATATGTAGATGTGAAGATTAATCTCTATACAGATGATACTACAAGTGCCGATAACCAAGGTCAACCTCAGGGGGTTACTCCGATTGCTTTTGCATTAGAATTAATTGCTAGAACTACAGCAGAAGTACAAGAAGGCATTATCCCTATTAGCACTGGAAAGAAAGTTAAGAATATATCTGCTGATAATAGTAATGCATTAGAGCTGTTGGTACCAGCTTGCAATCAAGCAGGCTGGGAGTTTGAGGTAGTTGATGGAAAACTTAATCTAGCAGAAAACCTAGGAGAAGACAGGACTAACGATTTCGTATTACGGAATGGTACTAACATTAATGTAGAATCCTTAGGTGAAGATGATAGCAAGCTATGTAATATCTTGCATGCTTACGGGGCAGGAGAAGGAATTAATCGTCCTTATCTCAAAAGAAAAGATTATACTAGCATAGGTAGATATGGACCATATTCCAAGACTGTAGAATTTGATGCAGCGGATAAATCTGATTTAGAGCAGAAAGCTCAAAATTATATCGATAATCACAAGACTCCGATATCAGAATTCAAAGTACAAGCTATATTTGCTAAGGGTAAAGAACCTTATTTCCGAATTGGAGATACAGTTAAGGTAGTAGATCCAGAGACTCGTATAGTTACTACAGCTAGAATCATGCAAGAAAAAAGAGTTTATAACGACAAAGGAATTGAGATAGAGTTGCATCTTAATAATCCTCGTAAATCTCTATATGATGCATTGGTAGGAGACGAAGAGAAGTCTGATAGTGATGAATTGGAATTGACTGTACCTCAAGGGCTTAGAGTTCTTCCTGCTCAACCCGGATTGTTGATATATGTCAACCCTTATACCAATTCAAAGGCTACAGGTGTAGAAATTCATATTGGTACTAGTTCTAATTTTGAAGCAAGCAGTAAAACTTTAATTCGCAAAGGACAAGGAACCCAGTGGCATCTTCAGCAATTGACTACTGGAACTAGATATTATATCAAAGCTAGAAGTTATGATGTTGATAAGAATTATAGCGATTTTACAGAAGAAGTTTCGGCTATAGCTGGATTCATTGAGAAGCAACAGCTAAACCCTAGTTTATCTCAAGATATAGACTATGCTAAGAGTGAAGCTGATGTAGTCCAAGCTAATAAGGATGCTTGGAATTTGGCCAGAGATGAAGTGTTCCCAGAAGGGATAGAGAATACAAGCTCAATTACAGAAAATGAAGAAGAAATATCTAATATGCTATTAACTCTTAATAGTGATAATGATGATCCTGCTCAATTCAGTTCAATCAAGCAGACTGCCGAATCTATCCTTAATATAGTTAGTGTGTTAGAGAGTGATCCAGAAGATGCCAATCAATATTCAGCTATTAAGCAGATGTTAAATCAGATCCAACTAAGAGTAGTGAAAGATGAATTAATATCTCAGATTAACCTTAGTCCTGAAAGTGTGAAGATTCAAGGAAATAGAATTGTGATTACAGGGGACACAGTAGTTGAAGATGGTGCATTGAGTACAGAAAAATTGATAGTAGGTCAGCAGATTCCTATGAGAAAGCCTAATTCAGCTCAACTTTTCCATTTTGACCGTTCTTTTCTAAGCACTGATGGAGTACAAGCTCAATTTTCAGATTCTAGCTATCAGCTTATAGAAGGAAAGTTTGGGAAAGCTCTAGATTTGCAGACTAGCTCAATGACCGCCCCTTTAGGTTTCACAGGTGATTATACTATTGTATTCTATTTCTGGGATGGCTCAGATTGGGTCTATGTAGCTAAGAGGTCAGATGGAAGAGTATTCTCATGGAAATATATTGAGATTTGGAGTGTCTGGGGTATTCCTGCATATCAACAAGAGATACTAGATGCTGAAATTGATGTTGGTTGGATTAATATTGATGCAAATGGAAATTTGCAAATTTCAGCAGGATATAAGATTGATGAATTGATGGTAGTTCCTGAATTGGTAGATGAATCAAGTATTGAAGGTTGGTATAGGTCAGATGCTCCTTTTGTGGATAGTGAGGCGGTTGTCAGTGGTGGAGGTTTCAAAGGTGATGAAACCGGGATCACCTTCTATAATCAGCAAGGTCGGGAGAGTTGGAAAGCTGATGTGAGTGGAGAATTGAGAGATAGGTCAGGGTATCCTGTGATTGATGTAAATGGAGTTAACGGGAAAACAATAAATCAAGGAGCTTATAGTACGACAGAAATGGCGTCTAGTGGCGGAATCAAACAAATTCAATTAGGGCAAGTTGTGGTCCCCGCTGGAAGGTTATTAATTTTGAGAGTTGATAATATTGATTCGATCTCTAACAAAGAAAAATCCACATCTAAGTCAATTTCTAGCTTTCAATTTGGCATTGACATCTTTGGTTATTTTTCTGATAACCAAAATAACTATGGGGCAATTTTGACGGAAGGTGTTTATAATAATGTAGTGGCAAATATAAACGGGACAACTAAAACCCAACTCAATTACACAGACGGTTCTGGTATTTCAGTAACTAATGCGGTTTCTGTTTTTTATGAAATCGTCGAAATTAAAGATATTTGATCTCTTTTTAATTTGAAATAGGATGTTTTTAGTATTATAATAAATATATTACAAAAAGGAGGGGTAAAAGCAATGAGGCGAAAAAATATTGTTTTTTTAATTTTAATACTTTTTTTATTTATTGTAATTGGTTGCAATAATGCCGGAACTGAAGAAGACAAATTGCTTTTAAAAAGAATTACTTTTTCTCAACGCAACAACCAATATATCGCTAGCGGAATTGTAGAAAACGTCGGGGATGGAATCGTCAGTAATGCAAAAGTGCTTATTGTTTTTTTTGAAACCAGCGCCAAAGAAAAAATGATAACAAGGCAAATAATAAATCTGCCTAATATCTCCTTTTCTGAGAGGTATAAATTTGAAGAAATTCTAGAGACTATAACTTCAAAAAAAGAATTAGAAAATTTTACATTGGAAATCTTATATTAAAACAAGTACAATTTTTAAGTCACTCGGAAGAGTGGCTTTTCTTATGTTTGAGGGGAGGGATAAAATTGAAAGAGGATGGCTATAAATCAGGTAGATGCTTGAAACATATGGATCTAATACAAGCAAACAAAAATGCTATAGAGAAACTAACAGCAAATCAGGAAGAGGATAAATCTGATATTCGTAAAATTAAAGAGCAATTAGAAGCCTTAGGCAATGGAGGCTTTAGAAAAATGGTTATGGAGCAAAACAAGAAATTGATCGAAGAATTTCTTAAACGAGATGATAAAGAAAGAGAATATAATATTCAAAAATGGAAGGTTATTGCTGGGGTTTTGGGAGGAAGCTCAGTAGTTGCTTTAATACAATTAATAGCTAAAATGCTTTAGATACCGGAAGGTGTCTTTTTTTATTTTTTGAAAGGAGGTGATTAAGTGAATGAGATTAGAGTAATTCGAAAGGAAGAATCAGAGGAATCTATATTAGGTGAAATCTATGTCGATGGAGAGAAGGTAGGATATACACTTGAGCGAACATGGAAGAACAATCTACCTAATGAAAGTTGTATTCCTCCAGGAGAGTATAAGGCTTTCATCAAAAAAAAAGAAACTAGTCGATGGTCTTATGATGTGATCCAACTGGAGGACGTCTTTAAGAGGACTGCAATTCAGATACACGTGGGAAATTATCCCGATGACACCCAGGGGTGTATTCTAGTTGGAAAAGGCAAAGGAAAAGATGCAGTTTGGAGCAGTAGAGATGCATTTGAAGAATTGATGTCTAAGATAGATAGTGAAGAACTAAAAGTTATTGTAGAGTACGATAATAAAAAAAAGAGAGGATGA